GTCGCCGCCCTTTTCCCCGGTACGGATGACGGGAGCAAACGTGATGCCGCCGAGGTTGTAGGTGGTCTGGCTTGAGCTGGCGGGAGCCGGTGCCGCCGTCATGCCCAGCATCTCCGCCGCCGTCATGAGGTAGCCCTGATTCTCCCGGCGATAAGCCGGGTCAAAGCTGATGACGGCTTCCGTCCCGGCCTCGCCGCAGATGGACGGCCCCGAGGTAAAGCCGCCTGCGGCAAACCAGTTGGCGGGGTTCGCTTTGCTGCCCTTGACAGAGTTCCAGGCGTTGCCCAATCCGCTGCCTATGGCTTGCACAGCATCGACAAGAGGCTTGATGCGCTCCTGCATGGAGTTGATAACGGAGATAACATAATCCTTGACCTGTTGCCAAGCGGTGATGAAAGCCTTGGCAATAATGTTGGCTATTTCCGCGAATTTCATGGTTGACTGGTAAATATAGCCCACCCATGTTTGCCATGCAGCTTGCAAATGCCCGCAGCACCCTGTCCAGTCGCCATCCAAAGCGGCAAAGAAAGCGCCAAATAAGGACTCCAGAATATCCAGTGCGGCTTTGAATGCCATGCGCACGGCATCCCATGAGGCAAAAAAAGCATCGCATACACCGTCCCAGAGGACAGGCAATGCCTTCATGGCTGCTTCCCAGACGGTTTTCAGCTGCTCCCATGAGACGGCAAACCATGCACAGAGCATGTCCCAGCGCAACTTGACATCGCGGCATACCATCTCCCAGCATGCCGTCAGCCCCTTGGCTATGTTCGGGTACTTTTGGGCGAAAGCGTCCCATGCGCCTGTCAGTACGGCACATGCTTTCGTCCATGCATCCGCAAACCAAGAGCAGACGGCATCCCAGTTATCATACAGGTACCACCCGGCAGCTACCAAGGCCACAACCGCAGCAATCACCAGTCCCACGGGGTTTGCCGCCAAAGCTGCATTCAATGCCCATTGAGCAATCGTCCACGCTTTCATGGCTAGCTGCACCGCCTTGATGGCAGCATATACGGACAGGAGTGCTTTTCCAAGCGCGATCAATGGTTTCCTGTTCTGCGCAATCCATGCTTGGCACCGCCTAAAGGTGTCCGCTAAGGACATGATGCGCTCTTGCAAGGCTTTCCAGTCAATCGCCCTGAACAATGCTTTGCCCAAGGTTATCCATTCGCTGGCTTTTAGTTTCAGCGCATCCATGGCCTTTTGCACATGCGGCATAGCCTTTTTTGCCAAGGCATTGAGCGCGGGCAATAGCTCGCGCCCCACGGCGATGGCGGTATTATGGACATAATTCTTGAGGTCAGCCCAACGGGCAAACAAGTTGTCTTTTTGCGCCGCGAATGCTTGCTCCGCAATGCCTGCGCCCTCATACATCGCCTTTGTCTTAATGCGCACATTGTCCGCTTGAGCTCCGACAGCTGCCAATATCTGGGTCAGAGCTTCCTGCGAGCCGAACAAGGTTGTGAATTCCGCTTGGCTCTTGCATGACTTGCGCAGCAGTTCCAGTGAGCCTTGGAGGCCTCGTGCTTTTATCATCGCATCGCCGCTGGCGAAACCGAGCTTTTTCAGCCTATCCGCCATTTCTTTGTTGGGCTTCATGAACCCGGCAAGGATGCCTTTCATCTGGGTGACGACCTCGGAGGCCGAACCCGTCACACCAGTAAAGGTGGCCATGTAGCCGAACAGCTCTTCCACGTTAACGCCCATGGCATTTGCCACAGGAATGACTTTACCCATGGATGCGGCCAGTTCGGGGAAGGTTGTCTGCCCCAACTTGACCGTTTGGAACGCCATGTCGGCAACTTTGTTCGCCATTTCGGCGGATGTGTCGCCATAGCCTTTCATGACCGCTGACAGTAGGTTGATGGAGTCGGTGGTGGTGGCATTGCCCGCAACGGCGGCCTTGGCCGCTGTCTCCATGATTTTGATGGAGTCCGCAGAATCGCCGAAGGCGGAAATGACGTTGTACAGGCCGTCGGTCAGGTCATCCGTGGCCGCTCCTGTCTTGTTGGAAACGGACAGCACCTCATCGCCCAGTTCCGCCACGCGCTTTTTGACATCGCCATCCAGCAGGGTGGCGACGTTGGACATTTGCTTCTCAAATGTCCCGGCGGCTTCCACACAATCTTTGCCTATTTTGGCGGCGAGTCCGGCAAAGACTGCCGTCATGGCTCCTACGGCCAAAGCTGCCGCTTTTTCCATCCCCGCCACTTTCTTGGACAGTTTCTGGAAGTTGGCGGCTGTTTCGGAACAGACACGGCGCACCGAGGCATCCATGATGCCTTTAAGGGTGATGCGCGTTTCCATTTCTCTTCCTTTAGCCATGGAGATGTCTCGGTTTCATTCGTTGCGCCTTGCGTTGTTGTTCCGCCCGGCGGTCATCCTCGGCGGCTTCTTGGAACTCCTGCCAGAAAGCCGCCAAGGATATGTTCAGGAGTTCAGAGCGTGTGGCGTGGAAGCGTTCGGCGTAGACGCGGACGGCTCGCCGGAATTGCTTCCCTGTGGCTCCCCGGGCGTCGCGCCGAAAAAAACGAGACCGACCTGCGTCACCTGCCAGAGGTCGGAACCCGCCAGACGGTTGAAATCCTCAGGAGTCCAGCCCTTGTTCTTGTTGGAGGCTAGGATGACGCCCACGCCCAGCGTGAAGTGAAGGGCGTAGTCGTTGATAGGGTTGACGGCGTGCCCGACATCCGTTTCCCGGCGTGCTAGGGCTTTAAGGTAGTCGTAGCCCTTGAAATCGGCATAATCGTAAGTGATTTCCGTGACATTGCCGCCGTCAATAGGCAGGGGATAATTCAGTTTCAGTGTTTCCATTTTGTGGTGGGGCGGCTGAGGCAGGCGTCACCGCGTCGCTGCCACAGCCTGGTTGGGGTTACAGCATGGCGGTGATTTTTTCGGAGTAATTCGTCCCGTTGACCTTGAAGATGCCCTTGACCGGGTCAACGTGCAGGTATGTCTCGCCGTCTACCGTCACACGGTAGGAGAGGATGCTGAAGGTCAGCTCCTGCTCGATGGGGTCTCCGTAGCTGGCTTCGAGGGCGGGAATGTTCTTCGAGACGGCGCGGAGGTAGGCCTTGATGTGGACGGGAGTTGATGTGCCGTCCGTCTCGACCTTCTGCTGGATAATGTTGGCAATCAGGTCAAAGGGCGTGCTGGGAGTGACCGTCTGGAGCCATGTCTTGTCGATACCCTGCTTGGTGAGGCTTGCCTCCATGGCCTCAATCTTGGTGGCAATGGGCAGCTCCAAGATGCCGCCCGCCGCAGTCACTTCCGCCGTGGCTTGGTTGACGTCCGGCAGCTTGATGCCAATGTTGACGCCGATTTGCACGCTGTTGGCGTAGACGCTGGAGGCCATGACAGCCCCGTTCAATGCTTCAATCTTCATGTGTTATCTCCTTTCTGGTTAATCTTCCACGGTGTACACGCTGAACCCGGCATCGGTGTAGCTGACGGTTGCCGTCGCGCTCTTGAGCTGCGGGGTCGGCGTCACGAGGTGGTCGAACGTAAAGTCGCCGTTCATCATGTCTGTTGTCGTGTTTTCCGAGGCGAAGAACGAGATGGTCGGATTGCCGATGAGCGCACCCCGAGCCACAAGGGCATCGAGCTTGTCCTGCTCGCGGTTGAGGATTTCATCCTTGAGCTGTTGTGTTATCGGCTCGTCTATGCGGCTGCCCCATTCCCGCTGGAACGAGTTGATGACATAGCCCACCATGCGGACATTCGTATCAAAAATCTGGAGGGCGTCAGAGGTCGCTCCGTAGGTATAGGCCGCTGTGTGCCCGCCCCAGAGCACGAGGGAGCCATTGTAGGGGACGATGGTGCGGATGCCCTTTTCATTGAGCGCATTCGCCGTTTCTTTGTCGAAACCGGCATTGGAGGAGCCAGCGCCGAAATACTGTTTCACTCCCGGCACGGCCTTGTTGGAGGCGGTCTCAAAGGGGATGCCGTCGTGGGTGTAGTCCACCATCTGCTGCCGCCACACGGACAGGGCGGAGCCATGGCAGACATTGCCCTCGTTGTCGATGCTCTTCGGCCAGCAGACCGTTTCAAATTGGGAGGCGTAGCCTTTAGCCTGCTTCCAGGCAATCGCATCGGCAGTGGTTCCCGCCCCGCCCTCTTCATCGGCAACGGGGATGTCGGTGTAGCAATAGGCCATCCAATGGACATTCATCTTTTGGCAAGCGGTAACAAGGGCATTGCGGACGCTCGGCTCATGGCTCCATCCCGGAGCCGCCAGCATGGTTGCCACTTGGTTCTCGCTGTTGTACAGTAACTCCAGTGCGCCGACGCCCGAATAGACCCCGGCTGCTGTCTTGCCGCCTATAATGTCGGCAGATGTCACCGCAGCGGGGGTGACGGTGTTGTAGGCGGCTGAGACTGTCCCCATGTCCGTCAGGGCGGTGACGATGACCGTGCCTGACGTGTAATTGTAATCGAGGGCATAGTCGATACCCTCTGTCTTGTCCTCAATCGCGAAGGTGTCGAGGATGATGTCATGGGACGCGAATTCCACGCGCCCGTTGACGAAGGTCAGGCTCTGCTGTATCGACTCGGAGGCACGGTGGACGGACGGGTCAAGCACGTTGATGACGTAGATGGGACCGATGTTTCCCAGCGTGTTGTCGAAATGCAGCTTGACAGGCTCGCACAGGGTGTACTTGCCCCAATCCCTAGCGTACCCGATGGCCGCCATGGCCTGTTTCAGGTTGCTCAGCTTGACGGGCTTGTTAACAAGACCCTTGGACGCGTAACCGCGCACAAGGTGGACGGGCGCGGTGCCAATGTAGCAGGGCACGGCGCCGGATTGCAGGGCGCTTTGCGCCTGTGTTGCGCCTATGTCGCCATAGGCTCCGTGTAAGTAGGTATTAGACATAATCTTCAGATATTGAATTTGGGTTTCAGGATACGGGCGTAGGAAACGGAAAATTCGACGCTCGCCCGGTAGTATGGGTAGAACTCGTTATCCTCCACGTCCGGCAGCTCAAAGCGGATGTCTCCCGTGACCAGCATGCCGCCCGGCAGTTCGGCGTTGGCCAGCTCGCTGACAATGCGGTCGGTCAAGCAGGCAACGTCCCGCCAGCCCTCCGCATCCACCGCGAAAACCGGGTTCCCGGCGGCATCCTTGGCATGCTTCCCGGGGTTCCATGTCTGCACAAGGATGCGGAGGGGAGTTTCGATGATTCCGTGCGCGGTGTCCAGCGTGGATTCTCCGGAGGCGGACAGCACCATGGCGGGCGCAACGATGGGATGCCGCTCCCGGTCATCCTTATCCCATTCCGCCGCATTGGCGGGGAAACAGGACTCATAGACCGCAGGGTTCTCCATCGTGTAATTGTAGTCCTCGGCGGAGGCTTGCCCATAGAGAGCCGCCCGCTTGCCTTGTACCCGGCTGCACACGGTGGAGCGCAGCCAGTCTGCCATGTTTCCTATGACCTGCTGGGTTGTCATGCTTTGCGTCTGAGGGTTGCGATGGTCATGCCGTAGTCCTGACGGATGGCGTCGACCGTCCAGATTTGCTGGTCGATTCGGAGGGTGTCGTTCACCCGAATTTTGGGCAGGTCTGCTGCCGCTGCCTGAAGGATATAGAGGCAGTCGCCCACCGGGAAGGAGTCATCGTGCGCTGTGTCCCCATTGGCAGGGTACAGCACGCAGTTAACTTGCTTCCCGGCAATGATACGCGGCTCCGCAAACTCATCCGGGTTCAGGAACGTTTCACGCAAGTCTGCCTCGATGTCCTCCTTGAGCGTCATCAGTCGATAGCCTCCATGGCGTTCAGGGTTGGGGCTTCGTCCTCTCCGTCCTCTTCGGGGGCTGACAGGGCATCCATCAGTTTACTGCGGGACATGCGGGCATAGCCTTTAATGCCGCGCTGCCGTGCCTGTTCCCTCAGCTGTTCCAGAGAGGGTTCCCCTGCTAGGGACTCCTGCTGCCGGGCGGGCTGTTTGGCAGCAGGGGCGATTTCCGCCCCCGCCGCCTCAACAACAATGCCTCGGGAAAGCAGCTCGCGCCCTTTGGCATCGGGCACTTCAAAGGCTCCGCTGTCCCAGTTGCGGGGAGACACGAGGCCGTTGCAGCGGTGCCCATAGTTTCCGACTTCCTTTTTGACTCGTACAAACATGGGGTTATAAGGGAGCGATGTTGCCTGTGACGGTGGAGGACACCCAGCCGCCCTTGACCACAGGGGCGAGAATCGGTCGAGATGTCATCATGATTTCCAGCTTGTCGTTCTTGGCGTCGCCGAGGTACTTCGGCACAATGCGGTTCGGGTAGGTGTGGAACCGCTCGTCGATGCTCTCCATCTGCGTGACGGCGGAGAAGAGGGAACGCCCCGCGCCGGGGGACGTGATGACGGCACACCCTGCCGGGATGTAGGGGACAAGGTTGCCGGAGGCGTTCGCGTACTTCTCACGGTACTCAATGAGGTTGAGCAAGATGCCGTCAACATTGAGCAGACCGATGAGGGTTGCTCCCTGCTCGCGGATTTCCGGCGCAATACCGCCCATTTCCATTCGCCTGTTGTCCAAAAGTTTCTGGATATGCTCATCATGGAGCAAGGCATCGGCGGCATCGGAGCCAAGAATCAGGTCGACGGCATCGCCGCCGTTGTCGTCCAGCTGGCGAGCCATGGCCTTGATGTCGGCATAAATGTTCCCCTTGCCGCTGTTCCAGAGGGTTTCGGGCGTATAGCGGGACTCGTTGACGTTTTCCGTATCGATGAAGCTCACGACCACATCGCCGGAGGTTTCGTCAGCCCCGTTGTCGTCCGATTTCTCATAGGTCAGGGTGCACTTGTTGTTGACGAGCAGGTCAGCTGCCATGTACTCCAGACGGCGGTTCACCTCGTCAATGAGGTCTGTCACGTCCGCCATCGTCATATCAAAGGCTCGTTGCTCCGCTGTTTCGCCGCTGAAAATCTCCTCTGCGAACCCGCGTTTGACAAGGTCGGCAAGGCGCAATTCCCGCTTTGGGGCAATGCGTGCAGGCGTCAGCTTGTCGGTGTAGAAGCTTCGGCGGGCAGACGATTTGAAGCCCTTGTGGACGAGCGGAGCCAGCTTGCGTCCCGCCTTGTCGCGGTAGTCCAAGAGGATGTTCTCCGTCGGGTAAATATCCGACGCTTCGTTGCAGGGGAAATAGCGGTTGAGTAGGAAGCTGGGAGCCGGGCGAGCCTTGTCGACCATGGCAAGCAGGGTTGAAGGCTCGGTAAGCGCCAGCGTTGTTACAATGTTGGGTGAGGCCATAATTACTTCTTTTTGGGGTGATTCTGTTCGTAGTTTGCAAGGCATTGCGCCACGCGGGGGTTCAGCTTTCCGTCCTCGGGCTGCATGTCGTCTTTGGCCGGGGTGACGGGGACGTTGTTTGCCGGGGCAAGTTCGGTCGCCCGCAGTTGCTGGTAGCCGGACGGTTCAAACGCCATGACGGCGGCCTTGGCAAATGCCTCGGGGGTCATGGGTTCCTGTGTTTCGTTGCCGTACTTGGCAACCTCGACAAGCGCGGGGGCAACCGAGCTTCCCAGCTTGGCAGCCAGTTGCTCGATTTCTTCCATGCGCTTACGGTCGGCGGCCAATGCCGCCTTGACTTCCGCAGCCGACAAGGCTGTGGGGGAAGCCGGAACGGGAGCCTCAAGCGGCTCTGCCCCGGCTTGGTTGTCTGCTTTGTTTTCCATATCGCTATGTACCGTTTTTATTCCCAGCTCAAGCGCATTGCTCGGGGCGTGGAAATCGTTGCTCAGCAGCTTGTCGCCGCTGTAAAGAGAGAATTTGTCCGCGCATGCCACCATTTTCAGGGGTTCCGCCTGCCCGTCCGCATAGGCGGTGGCGAATCCCTGTGCCAAGGCTTCCGCCCCAGTCATAAACTTCTCGGCATTGTCGGCAATGAGTGCTAGGCATTCGTCTTCGGTTTTTCCTGTGGTTTCGGCATACGTGGCGGCAATGCAGGAGTTCATCACGCCCAGGGCTTTCTTGAGCTGCTTCCATTCTGCCAGTTGCTCATTGACGCCATGCTCGTTAAAGTATCCGTACAGCTCTACATAGCTGCTGGCTCCGTGCACCATCAGGCAGCTGCAGGGGTAGACCAGCCGCTCGTCTCCCGCGCAGAAGATGACGCTGGCGGCACTGGCCGCAATGCCCCTGATGACTGTGGTCACCTTGCAATTCAGGGCTTTCAGGGCGTTGTGGATGGCGATTCCCATGTACAGGTCGCCACCGGGCGAGTTGAGGTTGACCGTCACTCGTTCCAGCCCCTGACAAGCGGCAAGGTCTGCCGCGAAATCATCAGGGCAGTAAAACTGGTGGGTGATGACTTGCTCGGTGAAGTCGGTGCGACGGATGGAGATAAGCTCGCCTGTAATGTCGATGTCTCCTGTTCCGTCGCCGTTGGTGCGGATATTCCAGAATTTCCGCGCTTGGCTATTCCTGTTCGGTGTTTTCATGTTCTTTGATGGTTTGGGCTGCCTGTGCCATGCCTTGCACGACAGACAGCTTGCGTGCTTCGGCTTCCAGTTCCGCGATGTTCGAGTCCCAATCCCCGCCATTGAGCAGGGTGGTCGCTTGCTTGTGCGTCAGCCAGCCGTTGGCGGTCATGGCTTGCATGGCTGAGGCTTCTTTAACCGGGTCGAGATGCGGCATGGCCGCGCCGTTCCACTCGTGCCCCAGCCATGCCTTGCGCTTGAGCGGGTCTGCAAAGAAACCGGGGGCTTGTACCCGCCCTATGCTGACGGCTTCCGCCAGCCACTCGGCATACACCGCGCCGCAGAAGTCGGAGGCGAACCAGTCGCGCGTCATGGAGACCATGCGCCAGAAATCCTGCAAGGCAGCGCGGCTTGCGCTGTAGCTCGAGTTGTACGACTTGAGCAGGACATCGGCGGGTATCTCCAAGGCTGCGCCATTTTGCATGGCGACCGAGCGGACGAACGGGTCAAACT